TTACACTTGCATCAGCAGTCATTAATGGAACTAATCCATCAAATTCTCCTACGTTAGCATTAGCACCATTCCAAATATTTTGTTCTGTTTTTTGTGCTACCTCTTTTGCAACGTGTCCAATTAAGAAACTTGCAAAGTCAGGAGGTAAATTATCAAAAGCAGAATATCCCATAGATACTGCACCCCAGTCTGATTCAAAAGGTGTTTTACATAATTCAAGGTTTACTTGGAATTGTTCAGGCTGTATAATTCTTTCAGTAAGTGTTACAGTTCCTGCATTTGTAAAGTCACAAGATTCATTAACAATTAAACCAGAAGTAGCAACCTTTTTGATTACTTCTTTATACTTAATGTTTGGTTTAATTTCAATAGCACCTTGACTTAATGTGTTACCGCTTAACAAAGCAGCAGCAATGTACTTACCTGCAAATTCTCCAGCATAAGTAGTCGTGATAGTTGGTTGTGGCATAATTATTTATTTTTATTTATTTATTTATTTATTTGTTGAAAAATTAAATCTATTGTAGATGGTTTTCTTTTTGGGCTAATTTTAAAATGTTCTTTTTTAGCATTACCTTCTGGATTGTGCTTTATTGGTTGTGCAGAAGGTTGAGATAATTCTTCTTTTAATTGCTCATTAACTTCAAATTCTTCTTTTATAGTTCTAGATTTAGGTTGTCTTGCAACTTCTTCTTCCATTTTAACTTCTTCTTCTTCCATATTTTTTTCTCCTACCTTAGATTTTAAGTCAGCAATGGCATCTTCAAGATTTTTAATTCTTTTTTCCATTCCTGCCCAGTCATCTACTGCAGCTTCTTCTCCATCATCTCTCATTTCTTCATCATCATATTTTAAATCTTCAGTTTCATCTTTAGATTCTTCTTCCTTTTGTGGAACTTCATCAGATACTTCTCTAAGGTCATCTATAATTCCTTCTTCTTTTACGACTACAAGTCTGCCATCTTCAAGTAGGTATTCTCCTACTGGCATAGCAACTTTTTCATCATCTGTTAAGATAAAAATTTCTTTTCCTTTTTCAAATGACTCTGCTTCTACACGAGTGCCATTTTCAAGTTTTTGTTCTTCAAGTTTCACATCTAAATTTAGAAGTGTCTTGATTTGGTTAAGCATTTCAGTTGATTTCATAATTATATATATAACGTGATTAATTTATTTTTTTGCATTTTCAAATTGTTCTTGATATAACTCCTATCCCTTGTGCCCATAAACTACCATCGCAACATTTTCTTGAATAGGTGTTTTTATCTTTACAAAAACAGGCACGCCTTGACCCTTTTGGACTTGAAAGACCTGGAAAAAAGTTTATTAATTTTTTATTCATTATTTTTGTGGTATGCAATTAGGTACTTCCTTACCATCTTTTATTTTAGTTCCATATTGTTCATAGCCATCCCAACAAGGTTTTTTTAATTCCTCGTTATCTCCAATTAATATTTGTTTTATTTGATTTAATATTTCTTCTGATGATTTTTCCAAAGATAATCCAACAGAATCTTTAGGCCTTTCCATTTTATCTGCAAAATAACCCTCAATACTAAACCCTTTTACCTTACCTGTTTTAACATATTCATTCCAAATTTCATCATTATTAACTTTTACTGCACCCATCCAAGTTCCTAATGGTACATCCATACCATATTTTCTAGACTTATCGTGTACCTTATCTTCAACTAACCAAGATTCAACTAAACTTAAACCACTTAATTCGTGTTGGTGTTCTAGTGTTGAATTATTTTGATTACCTTTTGTTAAATACATTTGAGATGCTTTAGATACAGTATCTTTTGAAAAGTATATGTAATATTCATCTCCTTCGTTATTGCGATATATTGGCTTATTAGGTATTAATAAAGGACCCATTAATATCTTTTTTTCTTTAGATATTTCTTTTAATTTAATCTCATTACTTTTTAATGCTATAAAATCTTCTTCGATTGCAGGGCTTTCTACTATTGAGATTGCATCAATACCACTCATTTCTTGATTTTCGTCAAGTATTAATTCGACTATTTTCATATTTTATATAACGTATTTAATTAATAATTTTGCATTTATATAGTAGCACCTTCTACAATATTTCTTTCAAGCCCTTGTGCTGTGGTTACATCATTACTTACAACATAAGCCCTAACAGGTTCTTGGGATTGATTTCCTATAACTTCAGCTAATTGATTTGTTGCCCCTTGACCTACTACATTAAAGGCAGGTGGAGTTGGTGGAGCTGCAGGTTGTGGTACTGAACCACTACCTATTGTTGGTGCTCCTTTTCCACCTAAAGTTGGCACAGGTGTAGATGTAATTTTTTTAACTTGACCAATACCTGAAACTATTGCTGCTGCTGCTGCTGCTGCACCTAATACAGGTCCTATAATTGGAATACCTGCTAATGATTTATATGAATCTTGTGCTGATTGATATGTACTTATAGTTGCTGCTGCAATTGCTGCTGCTTTACCTGCTGCTGTTTGTTCACCTAAAACTGCTGCCATATTATTAAAGCCATCTGCAATAATTTTACCTTTTTCTTTTTGTGTAAGTTCTTCCCATTGTATTTCATTTTTAGCAACTTTTTCATTAAACCCTGCAAGTGCATTTGCTTTAGCTTGTTCAAGGGCAACAGTTGATAAATTTTGAGCTTTTGCAAGTTCTATAAGTTTGTCATAATGTTCTGTAACTTTAATTATTTCTAATGCTCTACGTTCATCTTCTGTAACTGCTTCTGCATCTCTTATTTGTGATTTTAAATCAGCTAATGCTTTTGCATCATCAATTATTTTTTGGTCATCTATTTTCTTTTGTTCTGCTTTTTTATCAGCTTCTTCTTTTTCTATTGCTGCTGCTTCATCATTAATTCTTTTTAAATCTGCTTCTTGTTCACGCCTTGCTGTAGTTATTTCAGCAGTTAATGCTTTTTGTTTAGTTAATCTTGCAGTTTGTAAATTAATTAATTCAGCTTCTAATCTAGCTTCTTCATCTAAATCTTCTTTTTTACTTTCGCTTAAAGCATTTTCTTCCTTTTTAGCTTCAAATCTTAATCTAGCATTTTCAATTTCTTTATTAGTAATTTCTTCTTCTATTCTACCTGCTTCTGTTATTGCTGCAATTCTTTCTTGTGTAGTTACATTTTCTTTGTCTGCTGCCTTTTCTCTTAATTCAGCAATTTTTCTATTTGCCTCTGCTCGTTCTAATAATAGTTTTCTTTCTTGTATATCTGCTTTTGCTCTTTTATCTGCTAACTCACCTGCAACTGCTATTTCTTTTTTAGTTTCTTCCCCAAAGTTTTTTATACCCTCTGTTACTTTTCCTATCGATTCTCTTGCTTCATCAAAATTAAGTGTAACAAATGACATTATTGCATTACCAAAATTACCAAGTATATCAGTAACATTTCCAACAACAACACCAATTTGTGTCATCATTTTATTAAACTTATTTTGCCCTGCTTCTGAATTTGTTAATGCTGTTGCTACTGCACCAATAGCTACAACTAATAAGCCTATACCTGTTGCAGCAATTGCAACTTTCATTGTTTTAAAGCCTTTTGTAACTCCACCTGTACCTTTTGCTACATTTACCAGTGAACTTGCTAAACCACCAGTTGCTTTATCAGCCAATTCCATAACACCTGTTAAATCACCTGCTTCTTCTTTAGCTTCTTCTAGTGCTTTATTTGCTTTATTACGAGCTTTAGTATTTTCTTTAATATCTTGCTTTTCTTCTTTAATAAGTTTTTTAGTCTTATTAATAGCATCTTGTATTTGTTTACGTTTATTTAAATCCTTTTCATTAGTTTTTTCTAATTGCTTTTCATAATCACGTAATTGCTTTTCAAGATTATCAAGAATTTCATCTTGCTGTTCAAGCATTTGATTTAGCATATCTAAATCTGCCTGTGCATCTTTTACATTAACATCTATTACAATTGTCTTAGTTATTGGCATAGCGTATTTCTTTTTTAATTTGTTTAATACCTTCTTTAATAGTTGTAGGTAATTTATTTTTACCTGTTGCTATTCTTATATTCTCGGTTTCTCCATTACTATATTTTAGTAATTCTAATATATTTTTTATCATACCTTATTTAATAATTCTAAGTTAGATTCTCCTGTAATTAAATTTACATCTGCTTTATTGATAATATAATCTTGATTATTTATTGTCATAACATCATTCATTTGTAGTTTATAAATAATTTTTAATGGAAGAAAAGTATTTACTTTAATAATTCTCCTTTGTGTATTAAATACATCTCCTATATATGTTGAATAATAATTTAAAAATAATGTGCCAGTAAATCCACTTGCTCCAGTATATTCGTTTCTTTCTTCATTAAAGTTTATATTATTAGGGCTTGTACTAAAAGCTAATTCTTGACTATTAGAGGGTATAATGTAATCATCAATAGGGTCGTGAGATGTTGTTGTTGTCATAAAAGAAATTTGTGTACCATTTGTTTGCTTGATAGGGTAAAATAATAATGGTTTACCCAAATATGGTTCTTGATTATCATTTACAAATCTTCCATATTGTACAGTTGTTGCAGCATTATTAGATTGATTATATAATCTTTCATATTGCATATGTTCAAAAGGTAAGGTAATTTTATAAGAAGTATTTGGTCCTGTTACTCTTGTGCCTCCTGAATATTTAAGTGCTCCCCAAGCAGTACTATTCTCTTGTGAAAAAGTTGCAGCTAATAAAGTTTGTAAGCCTTCATAAGTAAAACTTATTTCATTATAAGGTAAACCAACATTTACAGAACTTTTATTTACATTAATGTATTCTGATATATCCCAAGTATTAAAATTAGTAGCATAAAAACTGTCTAAAGTTTGTATTTTTATTTTTCCATAATCAGGGTTAACATTACCATTTACTAATAAAGTTTGATTATCATAATAAGCAGTTAAATTAAACATACGAAACAAACCATTCATAAAATCTATGGTTTTAATTGTTGGTATCTGTTCTGTTATTACAAATTCAAAATCTAAAGTTGCATTAAATTCTCCACTTGGGCTTGTTTGAAATATATTTTCCCATCCATTAGGTGCTGCAGGTTGTTGTACACCTCCTTGAAAAGTCCATTGTATATTTGTAAATGTCATAGCTGTCGCAGTTCTTATGTTTAAGTAATAACTTCCAACAGTTAACGTACCAAAACCTCCTGATGTGAATTTATTAAAACTTCTTGAACCTGCTGCTTCTGTTGATGTCCAATATAAAGAACCATTACGCCATAACTCAACTGTGTAAGGTATAGTAGTATAACCTGTCTTAACAAATAAATCTAAAGTGTTTACAATTAAATTATCATATCCTGGAATTATACTTAATGTTGTTCCTCCACCTGATAAACTTATAGCCTGTTCTATACTTGTCCAAGATGTTCTACTAAAAACAGATACTTGAGTAGCAAATGTTACTACTTGTTGTGAACTTGCTACATTACCTTTCTTTCTGTGTAGCCACATATACAAATTATTGTATTGTTTATTTTGGCTTGTAGCTAAATTAAAAAAATCATCAGAAAAAGCAGGCAAACCACTATTTGCATAATGAGATTGTATTGCTTGAACAATTAAATCTACTCTTATAGCAAATTTTAATTCACTCCATAATATACCGTGGTTTTGACCATTGATATAATTTAAGTTTCCAAAATCTTGAACGCTTGAATTAGAATCATATAATAATTGTTCTGTGTGGGTTATTAAAGGAGCAATAATATTATCACCGACTGCACCTTGTAATTTAGTTTTAATATTAGTAGAGGTATAATCTAAATTGTAAACATTTAATTCACTTAAATCTGACAAATCATCATCTCCAAATACTTTAGTTAAATTAATAGTATTTCCATAAAAAGTAATCTTATAAGCATAAGGATTATTTTTTTTTAATTCCACACCATTTAAAGCTACAAAACCTTGTTTATAAGGAATATTATTTAATTCAATATTACTTGCTACTTTATTTCTTGCATCAAAACCATTTATAATATTAAAATTATAGTAATGTTCAAATATTTTATTGTTATTTTTAGAGGCAGGTATTGTAAATGTTTTAGTAAACTCAGCAAATATTTTAGCAGGGTCTTTAATATCTTGTTGTGATAAACTAATTGAAACTTGCTCATCTTTAAATAAATCAACCCTTTCACCACTAATATATAATTGTAGTTTTTGCATTACCTAATATTATTAATAAAGTCAAAAGACATATCAAAATTAAATTCATATTGTATTAGCCTTTCATTTAAATTTGTTTTATATATAATGTCGCTTGTTTTTATGTTAATAGGAACATTTTGAAAATTACCTGTCGAGGGTATTCTTAATCTAACCCATATTTTTTCAGACAATAACATTTCTTCATAAACTTTACTATAATATTCAGGAACATAAAAACTGTTAAAAGTAATTGATTGATTTCCAATTATATCAAAATTTTGTTTTGTATGTTGATTCACATCATAAACACCTGAACTATTAATTATGTTTCTATTATATTGTTCTTTTTTTGACCTTAAATTTTGTACTGATTTTAAATTAAATACCTCTTGCTGTATTGCACCATATTTATTTACAAACCAAATAACAAAACCAGTTATTGATATTGCGTTCCAATAACCTGTGCTTGATGCAGTGTATTTAGTACAGTCCTTTCTTTCAATGTTTATTGTTTCTCCACCAACTGTCATACTTGTTGTATTATAACCAGATGATATATAGGTAACAGTTCCATTAGTATTAACCTGTGGTACCCTTATTGTTGTATCTTTTCCTGCATAAATAGTATATGTTTTTGTTCCAAATGAACTTGTACCTGATTGTGTATAATTATTTATAGCTGCAAATGCAGATGAGTTTGGAATTGTTGGGTTTGAACCTTGATAAAAATCTCCATAACCATCAAAACCATAATGGCTTTCAGTATTATCAGTTCCTAATTGGCTTCCAGTTCCATTTACACCATTAAAAAATTTTTGTGTTAATTCAATTAAAAAAGCATTTTGAGTTGGTGGAGTAGAGGATGAACCAAGTTCTACATCTAAATAATCTCTTGCTAATTCTGCCCATTCAAAAGTTACTGGTATGTTAGGGGATGCTGTTTTAACTAAATCATATCTAACTACATTGTCTATTTTAATTTCAAGTGTAGCTGATTGTACAGTATTATCTGCTGTGGTTCTGCTAAAATATTGAGGGCTTCTTAATAATCTATGTGCCATTGTTTATTTTTTAATTCCTAATGTTAATTGATTTTCTACATCTATTGCAAATTGATTTAATAATTCATCAGGTAAATTAGCAAATGCTTCTTCAAATGGTTTAGTAAAAAAGTATGATGGCTTTAAACCTCTATTATAAATGTTTTTAGCAATTACATAACCCATACTTTTATAACCTCCTTTTGCAAATTGTCCTTTTTTATTTCTAAATCTTATATTTTTTGATTGAGCAAACTCTGCCATTTTAGCTTTAAATGTTTTAAACGTTCCTTTTTTAGTTCCTGAACCAAATCTATAAGGGGAGTTTGGTGCTTGTTGTCCTCTTATTTTAGTGTTAGGACTTATATTTTTTGGGTCTGCACCCTTAACCCCTTGGTCTTGAAACATACCATAATCTTCCATTAAAAACTCTAATAGAAATGCGTTTGTTTCTTGTCTCCATTTATAGCTTATAGAATTATATAAATCTCCATTAGCTTTTTTTTCTTTTTCTAAATTAGCTTTTGATTGCTCAACAACATACTTACCAAATGCTTTTAATGTTTTATTTAATTCGTTATATGTCATTAGCAAATTCTTATATCATTATCTATTATAATATCCATAGTTGCTGTCCAACCTGCTAATTGATTTTCAAATCTATCGTAAAATGGTTCACAATTTACATCAGTATCTAATTGGTATTTATCTGTGTATAGTGTACCCATTCTTAATTTTTGTATTACTTTATTTAATACTGCTAATTGTGTATTAAGAATGTCTTGTTCGTTATTATTACCTGTAAATTTATCTGTCGTTATTGTTTTAGATTGGTCAACAATATCCATAGCAATAATGCTTATATTAAAAGTTAATGTTTGCTCTTGTTGTAATACATTATTTACTATAATATGAGCAAGGGGAAATATATCTTGCTTGTTTAAATTAACATCATAAATATCTCCTGTTGTTACAGTATTACAATTAATATCTGCAAGTAATGTGTCTTTAATTGTTTGTGTTAATTGATAAAATCCTCTTATTCCTTGTTGGCTCATTTAAATTGTTTTTTTAGTTGTTCAGCTTCTAACTGATTTTTATCTTTCATAAATGCTAACATTAAAAAACATTCTTGAAATTTTAATTTAGTGATATGTTCATATTTTGTAATGTCTCCTTTAGATAAGGCATAAATCGACTGATACCATCCATATTTTGCTGAAAATTGCCCAAGTCTACTTGTTGTAGATTCTTTTTCGCCTCCGAAGAGTTCAGGATAATATTCGATAATTCTAGTCCTAAATTCAGAAAAAAAAACATTGATGA